CTGAGTTTTATAACAATCTAACATCTTGAATTTTAACTCTAAATCTTTTTTTTCTAATGATACAAACACAGGAATATACTCTTATGGTGCAGATCAACTTGGTATCGCAGTATCTGGCGCAAACCCTGTGATGATCCAAAGTAGTAAAATGTTCATCAACGAAAATTCAAATACTTCTGGTGCAGATAGTTTGACGATAAATCAATTGGCCTCAGACGATGAAATTCTAGCATTGAAGTCTTCTGACATCGCACATGGGTTAACTTCTGTGGCAGAAACAGATACTTATGGTAGTCTTAGAAAAAATGATGGTGGAATCAGAGGCGGGCTGGCAATCTATGGAATGGCAGAGTCCGATTATACTGGTGCTGGTATTGAACTGCATGCATACTCTGAAGGAACGGATTCCGCTTCTAGCACATCTGCATCGGCAGTCGTTAGTGCTCGTGCGAGTAAAACTAGTGGAACTGGTGGCGCTGCGCTGTCTGGTAATGCAAATGCTTTTCGGATTGTTTCGTCGGGCG